TTGTCTGGTCTTGGATTAAATAATGCAGTAGCATCTACAACATTTTTTGCAGGTGTTAATTGTGGATGTTTTGGACTATATTCTTCTGGCTCTACTCGTAAATTATCCCAAGTAGTTTTAAGTTGAGTATATTTTACCTTAAAACCAGATATATCACTGATTGCTTTTGATTTTTTTCCAGAAGCAAACCGAGCCATTATCTTAAATTTAACCCTGTTGGTTGTAATTTTAAACTTACACCATCATTATCATTTGTAGATGCATATTCAAATGCTTCTTTATATAAATTGTTTAATAATGGGAATTTATCTGGTGCATATTTAACAGATAATTTACTTGCTAAACCTGCACAAATACATTCTGACCATGTATAAGGAATATCTGTATCTTCATTTGATGCAGTTATATCTTCTAATTGGTTCATTGACCAATAATTTAATCTATATGTGCTTCTATCTGGTGTTTGCCATAAAAATAATTTGTAAATGTTATTAGAACCAGATTGTCTACCTTTATCTAACATGTATTGATTAGGTTTTCCTGTGTCTGATTTATTTGGTATTTGATTATATTCAGATATTGTAATTCTATTAATTATTGTGTCTGTTCTTGTTGCATCAGCACTATCATAAATAACAACATCTAATATATCCGTTATACCTGCAGGTAAATCATAAGAAGATGTATCTGCTGTAAGATTTAAAGTTCTTTGTGTTACTGTCCAATAATTTATGCCTCTATTAGCCCATTCAGAAAATAATAAATTTAAACTTCTTCTTGCTGATATGGCTTGATATCCAGTTCTTGTTTGAATATCAAAACCACATCTTTCATAAGCCTCAGTTATTATTTCTTCAACATTAGGTCTAAATGCAACTGTTCCTGATGTTGCCATAATTTACCTTATCCATATTTCTTTTTCATTGTTAAAACAATCTGATAAGAATCGCCTGCACCTGCACCAGTCGTGGTAAATTTTACATCACCAGTAGGACTTGTGCCAGTTTGTTTTGTGTTTGGTAAACCACCAACATCAGTATAATCCACTTCACCAGATTGTCCTTCATCAAGATTAAGCATAATTATATTTGTACTAGCACCTGCCATAACTTGCACAGTCATGCCTTTAACAACCCATGTACATTTAAGTATTTGAACCCCTGTACATGCATCACCATTAGCATTGGCTTGTAATGTTGAAACATCAACTTTAGTTACTGCAGATTCATTTCCAGTATCTACATATTGATATTGGAAAGCCATCACAATTTGACGAGTATTTTCAGAGAGAATAGTGCTTGATGTAATATCAGCCATTTATACCTCCCTATTAAGCGTCAGCAAATGGTGTTGCTACTGAACCAGAACCAATTAAAAGACCTTGCACCATGTATTCAGCAGTTGCTAATGCAGTAATTTCTACATAAGAGCCTACTTTACCACCTTTAGTGCCATTATTCATATCAATAACATCATTTGTTGCACCGGGCACAAATGCTTTTTTTGCGTCATCATCTACTGCAACCATTATTGAGCCTACGTACTTGTCAGTTCCATCTGTCTTGATTTTACCTGTCATGTTAGTGCCAATAAAAAAAGTGTATTTAGCACCTAATTCTGCAGATTTAATTGATGGTAATGTAATTACACCATCTGCATCATTGACTTCCATGATACGACCTGCATGGTCATTAAATGTTAAAGTTGTTGCTACTGTAATTTCTTTAATATTATTTGAACCTGCTTGTATAAAACCATTGTTTGATACAATCGGTCCTGAAAAGGTTGATTTAGCCATGTTAATTCTCCTTGTCTTGGCTATTGTCTACTTTCGTAGTCAAGGTTAATTATAAGGGTGGGCGATTAAACCCACCCATGAGATACAGTTTAAGCCGCTCCCTCAGTTCCAAAAAGACCTCTCCAATCTGTAAAACCAAAAGAATATCTTTCACGAACTTTATAACGGACATTACCTGTTTCAAAATCTCCTTCAACACCTCTTTTTAATGGTGTTCTTTGAAACATTTTAAGTCCATCTGGAACATCTGTTTTAATGAAAAATGCATCACTGTCAGTCAATCTTCTCATAATGTGATAACCTTGTGGCATATATCTACCACTTCTTAATGCATTAATATCATTATCTGCAGTACCAACTCTTAATTCTGAATCTAGGATTCTTTGTGCAGTAAAGGTGTATGCAGTCGGAATAATTAACATTGTTCCTTGTGCCGCTATTCTTAAACCTTTATCATCTTTCATATCTGCAATTTGAATTAAAAGTGATTCAATAGATGTTTCAGATAAATCTGCCGCAGTTGCCAAAGTGTTACTTTGATTTCCACTTGGTGTTGGATGTGATGTACTTAAAAGTGCTACACCATCTCCACCTGCATAAACACCTGCTGATGTTGCATTGTTTAGAATGTTAGATGCTTTAATCTCTTTTGTAGCTGACATACTTCTTGCTAATGCCTTTGTATATCTTGAAGCGATAGAACCATATTGTCCATCTTCTTCTGCTTCTTCTGTTATTGAGAAAGCTAAAGCAACTGTTTCATGTTGATATCTTGCAGTATATCCTTGAGAACCTGAATCATAAGATACTGGTGCACCTTCATCTTTTGTTGGTGCATTACCAAAACCTGTTAATAAAACATCTTCTTCAAAAGCTCTGTTTGATGTATTTGCATCAAAGACAGCCTGATATTCTGCAGGATATGAGTCATACTCAAGACCAAAAAGAGTATTCAATCCCGGCTCGAGCATTTTAGCAAATTGCGCTCTATTCATAGACATAAATTACTCTCCCTATATTCCTGCAGTCTGCTTGAGGATATGCTCATTAATGAGTACTTCAAGCTGTGCATATTGAGCAAAACTATTTGATGGGTCTTCCCACAATCCAATAATTTTACATGTTGCTGTTCCATTAGACATAGTTCCACTTAAATCAAAGCCAGATTGCCCTGTTGTTGTAGAACCTGTTCCTGCTACGACATCAGCGTTTGAGCCAACATCTGTTTGTGCAGGTGTGCCTGCTGATTGTATTCTAAACACAGTATATGGGTCATCATAGACATAAGCCACAATATCTGTAGCTACTGTTCCAGATGGCCAATATTTAGAATAAATATATTCTCCATCACTTGCAGTGTATGAAACCCCTGCAAATACACCTATATTATTGACTTCTGTTGCAGTATGAGGTGTGATTACACCATCTGCTGTAAGAACACACAGGTCACCAGTAAAAATGTTCTCTGCTAAACCTGATGTTATAGTATATTTGTTTGCTCTTGGGGCATTACCACTCATATGACGGACTACCTTAAAACCATAAGGTGAATTAGGATTTGCCATAATTTTTCCTTCCTTCTATTAGTGATTAATCCTCCATGGCAGATAAATTTTCTCTACCACGACTACTACTGGACTTCCTTTCTTGAAAGAATTGAGTTCCAGTTTTACGACCTAGAGAATCTAGTTCACCAGTAAGGGCTTCATTTTGGTCATTACTTTTACCTCTGTAATATGCCTTCATAGAGTCATGTTTCTCTTTTGGCATTTCACATAAAAGCATTCCCTCAATACCTATACAACCTGCCCATTGACCATGGTTGATAGTTGGAAATTTTTGGTCTTTTACTGTACTAGCTTTTCTCGGCTCCCAACCTTCACGCATACGTTTGTATACATTGTCAGGAGTATCTTTACCCTGTATAGTGGTAGCAACCCAACGCTGAATGTACCCCGGTCGTGCTTCTGGAGCATCCAACAATGCAGGAGGTTGCCAAGTAGTTTGAGGTCTACTTTCCTCATCTCTTACTGACACCCTCAAGTCCTCATTACGAACATTTCTATTAATAGCCATTAGTTATTCCCCCTATTTTTAATTGTTTGTATTTCTTTAGCATATTTTTGTAATGCTGTTGGGTCTGTAATACCTAATTCTCTAGCCATAGCAAGTTCGTCTTTCGTGACTTTCAATCTGTTACCTCTGTATCCTGAACCACCTGTAGTGGGTGCAACTGCCTGTCTACTATTTGTTCTTGGCTTACTTTTAGTAACTTCATCCTCAGATATTAACTCAGGAAATCTTTTTTGTAAACGACTATTTAGTTCTTGATAATACTCTGGTGCGTTCTTATCAAAACCTTCTATGTCTAATTGTACATCAATAGCTCTAGCCATAGCAGTTTCTTGTTCAAACCCTTTTGCATTAAACCAATCATTTTTCTTCCACCATTCTGTTGCTAAGGCAGGTGTTGGATTTTGTTGTATGTAATTTGCCTTACCTACTGTAGGTGACGCAGTTTCTCTTTTCTTCTGGTTTTCAATCTTCTGCAACGCTAAAGCTGTCTTGATATCAACTAATTCTTCGTTAAATTTTACTTGAGCATCTGTATCACCCTCTTCAATAGCTTTTGCTAAAGCTTGTTTTGTCAAATCATAGTGCTCTTGCACTGCGTTTTGACCTTGTTTTGTATTGACATCCTCAATCTTCTGCATCCTTTGAGATAAAGTGTCTAATTGTTTTTTTAA